TTTCCATATATGAATAGTCCGATGGGATTAATGCGTGTCCATGTGCGTTGCTAGGATTACTCATAACAAATGTTCCACCCGGTAGCAAGCTATCTGCAATGTTCTTACTCGGCATTGCACTTAGATGCCCTGGAGCAAATACTCCACTTGCAGTAACTACATCATATTGTTTAGGTAATGCTTCTTCACAAATATCATTGTATACTGTATTATTATAATGTTCTTTTGCTTTCTCTAAGAATTTTACTGTAATGTCGTATCCATCAATGTTTGTATAGAATGCTGGTTTTAATAGTTTTGCAACTAGTCCAGTTCCGCATGCAACATCGCCGATGCTAACATCAGGATTGAAGTTATGCATAACGTATGCTGCTACCTTAACAGGTGCTAACCATTGTCCTGCATTAATATCTTCCTCATATGTATCCCATGTTCCAAAGATCTCTTTTGAGCCTGGTGTATTATCAAATCCATTCTCATAGCTGTCTTTGAGCTTTTTACTCATTAGTTCTGACATTTATAGTGTTCCTTTTCTTGTTTATAGTTACTATTATAATAACATATTAATTAGGTGATGTCAATATTAAATCTTTGTATGATTGCATAACTTTAGTTAATCTCTGCTTATACATTGCAGCTGATTTAATTAATATATCGCTGTTGCTTACACCAATATAATCAAGTATAACATCAGTGTTTTCAAACCAATTTATATCAACTACTAAGTGATCAACTTTTAAATTTTGAATACAATAATTTTGTGTAATAATTTCTTCAGCATCGTGTTTTTCTTTGACTAGTCTGTTCCACGAATAATCTAGTTCAAAACTTTCACGGTTGTGTACTCTTAATGCTTTGTCTAAATCCCAATGTGCAAAATTTAATTGCCACATGTATTGTAACTTACCGTCTTTAAAATCTTGTATGCATTGATCTTGGTAATCTCTATACCATATTTCTTTCCATTTACCAATATCATTTCCATCTAATAACATATGATCTTTCCACCATACTTCACTGTGATCTTCTATGTCATCTAGATCAAGTTTATTAAATGCATATTGTGTTATATAGAACATTGCACTTTCTTCAACAGTAGACTTTGCTATTATAAGTTTATCACTCTTTGGTATGCCAAGTCCATTTTGAGTGCAACCAAAATAATTACTCCACACAGGATACTCACATAAATCTTTAGTATATTCAAAGTAATCAGATGTACAATCAACTTGATTCATATCATTAGTAGAACCGTTTTCCAGTTGTCGCAATGATTCTTGATGTACATTATATACTGCTTCATCTAAATTATCTGGTTGAAAGTGTTTATTAAACCGCATTTCTTCTACAATACGATTAGATGCAGTATTAGGTTTAGGATCATACCCTTGATATAACTGAGGACCAAATCGTGGATCAGTTGCTAGCCACCAGTGTATTGCTGGTGCATGTGCATTAACTGTTTGGTAAATTGATATCATATTATTCCTTAAAATAAAAAGCCCCCACCGTGTAAGATGAGGGCTCAGTTTTAATGGTGGAGCCTAGCAGGATCGAACTGCTGACCTCCTGGATGCAAACCAGGCGCTCTCCCAGCTGAGCTAAGGCCCCATGACTGTTTTAATGGGTACTGGTAAATTGTATTTTCTTTGTATTTCCTAATAAGGCATTTAAGCCCGGCAGTCCTGTTGCCTTATCTATGTTTTTTATTATTCTACGTTGTTAATGGTGCCGGTAACATGATTCGAACACGTGACCTATTGATTACAAATCAATTGCTCTACCAACTGAGCTATACCGGCTTCTTCTTCTACTTTTATTTATCTATATATATTTGTGACTGTGTAATTAACAGTTACAAACACATCTTCGCCACGCATGTATTTTCTATCAGTTATAAAAGTATGCAGTGCGCTTCTTTCGTTTTGTCTACTTGACATACCTGGTATTTTAACTGTTACCTTGTATGTTGTAGGACCTGCTTCTGTAGTTATGTTGTTTCTAATTTCACATTGTTCTACTTGTTTGTATCCAACGATAGTTTGTTGTCCACCTTTTTTATTGGCAAAGTCTGCCCCTAAAATTGCACCTAGTATAGTTGCAGCGTCTTTACCTTTGCCACCACCTACTTGATTACCTAGGATGCCGCCAATAATTGCGCCGCCTAATACTTCTCCTGTTTGTGCTTTACCATTATTACCATAGATGGGAACTTCTACAATATTACATGTTCTAATAGGCGTATTCACTTGCACTTCTGAATACTGTGGTACAACTTTAATTACCACTCCATCAACTTCAACTTGTCCAGCGATTGCTGAATTGGCTAAAAGTATTGCTGCTGTTATAATAAAATATTTAATCTTGTTCATAATAATCTCCTGTTTATTGTAATTCTGGAAACATTTGTTTCACATAGTTTTTAACAATAACTTGTGTGTCATTGTCAATATCGTTAACCCTTATTCGCGGATTTTCAGTACCAAACGTTTTAATCTCTTCTTTTGCAAGATGTAACAGTTGGCGCTTGTTCATTGTTTGTAGTCGCTTTAAATCTATAGATTCACCAATTAGGGCGCTAAGAATATAATCTCCTACGTCTTCGTCACTAAGCGGAACTTCAATTTTTGCATTGATTCGCTTAACTCCGTCTTGATATATTGTTGCTCTCATATTAATACCGGTAATACCTTTTTAATCCAATTATATATAATATAACAGTAAGATAGTCTTTTGTCAACCGAAATGTCTTGTTTTTTTGGTTTTTTTATACCCAGCTTTGATCGACTGCTGATCTTACCCAAATTGCGGTAGATCCGTCATAATCTGCGTTGGCAATGTATATATATGTTGCATCTGATGCAATATCGCCTTTTTTATCGCCCGGTTTGCCTATAGTCGTGCTAGGAACTGTTTTCCTTACCATTGGGTTAGGATTAGTTAAATTTGTTGTTGTAGTTGGTGGATTGTTACTTACTGTGCCTGATTCAGCTAAACCAGTAATACCTGGTTGTGTAGATACCTGTGTTGGTGATCCTTGACTCTTTGCTACTGTATTAGTTGGTGAAGCAGTATAACTCTTAATAACTCCACAATAGTCATAATTAGCAGTTCTGTCTGTTGTTGCGTCTATTGGCAAGTCTGTTTGTGAAATTTGCCCTAACATTTTTGGTTCTAGTAGATAGTGAAAGAGGTTATTTCCATCGGCATCTACTTCATATGCACTTAAACTACTATGTGCAGATTTTAACCCATTTGCAATTTGTTGTGCGTGTGCTAATGTAAGTGTACTCGTATCTATTGCAACTCCTACGCCAGTATGTGTACTAGCTGTACCAGTTTCAAACTGACTTCCACCATTTGAATTTGTTCCACTAAAGTTATTCTCAAACTTAACTAAGTTTTTCATATCTTGTGAAAATGCGTTTAGTTCGTTGGTTAAAGAAGCAAGTGTGTTGGCTGGTGCATTTGCAATACTTCCAAATTGAGTAATTATATCATCTAAGTCACTAAGTATCCCACCTTGGAAAATGCCTAAATTAACACCAGACCCTGATGAACAACCACCAATGTCGCTGTCTAGCATAGTACCTAATTTATCAAGTAAATCTTTACCTGAGCCTAAATATGATCCAAACATATCTTTAAGTACATTTGGAATAGGCTTAGGATTAATAGGAGTTCCACAAAAGTTAATCATATTAGCAATTGCAGCAAACTCTGCAATAGCGGCATTAAGCCTGGCTAATACGTTATCAATGTTTGTATGTGCAATAAATTCATCAAGTGCTTCTTCTGCATCCTGTAACGCTTTATATAACTCTGATGGGATACCTGAAATACCAAGTAATCTACCAATGTTGATTTTTAAACACAACTGTAGGTTAGGAAGTTTAATTCCGTTGCCGCCAAGCAAACTACAAATAATTTCTCTTAAACTAAAACTAGTTGATGTATGGTTTACTTCACCTGTACCTACATCAACTGTAGTACTTGTGATTAAATCAACATTAGTATTTTTTAAGTAATTAGATGCTGTTGCAAAATCAGCCATGTTATCAACCTATACCTGTATCAGTGCTTGCACCAGTTGCAGATGGACTACAATGTGATCCGCCTGGAATTGGGCATTTATCATCTGGACTAGCGCCGTTTCCTTGTACAACAACTTCTATGTTTTCTGCAAAAACTTTGTTACATGATGCATTAAGTGAGCCGCCACCGTGACTGTTGGGATCTCCATCTACGCTAACTTTTTTATCGTTTACGTATACAGTAGATTGCCCAGTTACGCCTGTGGTTGCCCCACACGCTCGACTATCAAGATTTCGATGAACTCCACTCATTATGCTTTTGCTAGTTTTAACCCTGTTGTTTGTGTAATATACGTGTCACCAGCGTCATTCGCTGACTTAACTACACATATAATACTATTTAGCCTCAAACGCACCTTTGCATCTGGTCCAATTGTAAACATGAATGGCGCAAGGCCAACACCTGTTTCTGCCGCTACTAAAATAAGTGGCTTATTTAAAACTAAGTGATCTGCTGTTTCTTCATCTAAGCGAGCAATCATTTCTTCGCCGCTGTTAAGTTTAATGCTTACTATGTCACCTACTTTGTATGGTGTTTGAATTATCATAATGTATGTCCTGTTCCGTTATAGTTAGTTTCTTCTAAGTATGTGCCTAGTTTGTCGTATCCGCCTATGCTAGTGCCCCATACTTTTATTTGTGGGAATGTTCTTGCTCCGGGGAACAATTCTAGAACTTCCTCACGGTCAAAGTCTACACCAAGTTGCTTGTATGTATACTCTAAATTTCTCGATTCACACAATGCTTTTGCACTATCACAAAATGGACATTGTGGCTTTCCATAAATTTCAATCATAAACTAAATCCTTTAAATGAGTCTTCCGACACGTCTTGTTTAACACCGCCAATGATGTAAGAACTAATCTCTGTTTCTTGTGGTGCTACTTGTACTTCTGCACCTGAGATCCATTTCTGTGTCCATGGTAGTGGGTTTGCTTGTGATACACTGTATGGTGACTTTAGTCCTACCGCTGTCATACGCTTTGACGCGATCCATTCAATATAATCACTTAGTAGCTGAGTGTTCAATCCAATCATAGAACCATCTTTAAACAAATATTCTGCCCAGTTTTTTTCTTGGTCAACTGCATCAACAAACATCTGAATACAATCAGCTTCTGTTTCTTTTGCAATCTTAATATAATCAGGATCATCTTTAGGAAGGATCTTTAGTAATGATTGCGTAAATGCTAAGTGCAAGTTTTCATCACGTGCAATTAGTTTAATAATTTTTGCATTGCCTTCCATCTTCTTAAGTTCAGCAAATGCCCAACTACATGCAAAGGATACGTAAAAACGCACACCTTCTAAGATGTTAACACTCATTAGTGTTTTGTACAATAGCTTCTTAATCTCATACAAATCAACAATAACTTTCTTGCCGTTTACTGTATGTTTGCCTACACCTAATAGATTGTAGTATGATGCAATATCAATTAGTTGATCATAACATTCTGAAATGTCTCCAGCACATTCTGAAATCTCTTTGATATCTAACATTCCATCAAACACTTTACTTGGGTCTGCATAAATGTTACGAATAATATGTGTGTAACTACGTGAGTGAATTGTTTCACTAAATGTCCAAGTTTGAATCCATGCTTCTATTTCTGGAAGACATACCAATGGACCAAATGCTTCTGCTGGTGCTCTACCTTGTACACTATCTAACAGGATCTGTCTTTTAAGATTACTTGTAAAGATATGTTGTTCGTGGTCTGTTAGTTTTTTAAAGTCGTTACTATCTTTGGTGACATCTACTTCCTCTGGGCGCCAAAAGAATCCTAACTGCTTGTCAGTTAGTTTATCAAATTGTTTATACTTCAACATATCATACCGCTGAATAGCGACACCGCCAGCAGGATCTAAAAATGCCAATGCTTTGGTGTGATCTGTTGTGTTACTCGAATTGAATACTGAGCTCATTTTCTTACTACCTTTTATATTGTGCAGCTATCGCAGTCCTCATCATCGAGGTCTCCGGGTGCAAGTTGTTCTTCGTTTAATTTGTTAATATCTAGTTCGCCTTGTCCGTCAAATGTATTAAAGTAATACAATTGTTTACCGCCATATTTGTAAAACATCAACAAGTGTTGAATCATTACCGACATTGGTATCTTCTCGTCTTCAAAAAACTGTGGATTGTAACTTGTATTAACACTAATGCCTTGATCGACATACTTTTGTAATATTGCTACAATTTTTAGATATCCCTCTGGAGACTTTTGGTCCCATAGTAAATCATATTTATTTTGCAAACGTCTAAACTCAGGAACCACTTGCTTTAGTACACCGTGCTTTGATTGTTTAACACTAACAAGGCTACGTGGTGGTTCAATACCATTTGTACTATTACTAATCTGTGCTGATGTTTCTGCTGGCATAAGTGCCATTAACGTACTGTTACGTATACCAGTTTCTTTAAGTTGCTTACGCAAACCTTTCCAATCCTGACGTTCTTTATGTTTAACAAGCTCGTCTACTTCTTTCTTATATGTTTGGTTAGGTGTAATACCTTGGCCATACTTTGTTTCGTCGTTACCGCTAATAGTGCCTTTTTCTATTGCAAGATCTGCACTTGCTTTAATAAGGTAATAACTCCATGCTTCTGCCCATTCGTCAACCAGTGTAAGTCCTTCTTTATTAATATCTTGATAGTTTAGGTCGTTTTTAGCTAACCAATATGCAAAGTTAATAATACCAACACCTAATGGACGGCGTTTCATTGTTGAACGCTCTGCGGCTACAACTGGATAGTTCTGGTAATCTAGTAATTCATCTAATGCACGTACTGCCAGTCTGCCTACACGTTCAAAGTCTTTTGGTGATTTAATATTGCCCCAATTAATTGCAGCTAATGTACATAATGAAATCTCTCCATCTGGGTCATTAAACTCAGTAAGTGGTTTAGTAGGTAATGTAATTTCTTGACACAAGTTACTCATTTTAATTGGTGATGTATCTTCTTTAAAGCTACTATGTGTATTTGCATGGTCTACGTTTTGTAGATAAACACGACCTGTGTTTTTACGTTCTTCCATAAAGCTACTAATAAGCTCAATTGCTGAAACTGTCTTTTTACGTATGCGTGTATTACGTTCTGCTATTTCGTACAAACGTTTAAATTCTTCTTGGTTATTAAAAAATGCGTCATACAACCCAGGAACATCAGCAGGTGAGAATAATGTAATATTTCCTCCTGAAAGCAAACGCTCGTACATTAGTTTGTTAAATTGTACACTATAATCTAAGTGACGTACACGGTTGTCTTCTGTGCCTTTGTTGTTTTTTAGCACAAGTAAATCTTCTACTTCTAAATGCCAAATTGGATAATGTAATGTTGCTGCTCCGCCACGCACTCCGCCTTGACTACAAGACTTAACTGCACTTTGAAACATTTTATAAAATGGAATAACACCAGTATGTGATGCATCGCCATTGCGAATAGGTGAATTAATAGCACGAATACTACCTGCGCCAATACCAATGCCTGCTTTTTGACTTACGTACTTTACAATAGCACTAGAAGTAGCATTAATACTATCAAGACTGTCATCGGTCTCAATAAGTACGCAACTACTGAATTGACGTTGTGGTGTACGGAGCCCGGCCATGATAGGAGTAGGTAAACTAATATCAAAATTACTAATAGCGTCATAAAAATCCTTTACATATTTTAGTCTTGTTTTTTGTGGATATTTAGAAAATAATGTTGCAGATATCATCATGTATGCAATTTGCGGTGTTTCGTATATTGCACCTGTAACACGATTCTGTACTAGATACTTGCCTCGGAACTGTTCCATTCCTGCAAATGCAATGTGTTCATCACGTTCATGTTTAATATAACTGTCAAGTTGGAATACTTCTTCTGGGCTATAAACGGCAAAAAAATTCTTATCGTAATAACCTAATTCTACATTACGTTTTGCAATTTCATTAAGACTACATGGTTCAAATTTGCCATATACTTCTTTACGCAAGTGATAGTTAATTAATCGTCCTGCTACCCATTGGTAGTTTGGCGTTTCTTCACTAATAAGATCTGCCGCTGCTTTGATTAATGTTTCTTGAACTTTTGCTGTTTCAATTCCTTCATAAAAGGAGATATGACTTCTAATCTCTACTTCACTTGGACTAACGCCTGTAATTCCTTCACAAGCATAAAAAACTACCTTGTGCATTTTTTCTAGATCAAGTACCTCTTTAGTTTGATCTCTCTTAATAACCGTAATATTATTTGTCATTTCCCATCCATTCTTTAGTTAGTTGTTAAGTTATTTACAACAACACTTGAGGCATAAAGTATCAAGTTAACTCACTAACTTTGGTTTTTTCTACTATTCTTGTATTGACATCGATGTCGTCTACGCTATTTACTATACCATAATTATAGTTTAGAATATGTAATTTGTCTACCAAAACTATTAAAGAAATGTAACTTTTTTTTGAGTTTTGTACTAGTAAAATTTCACATTCTGCATAGCCTTCTAGGTGTAATGTATACGCCATTCCTAAAGCTATGTTATTCTCATCATAACGTCCCTCCCAAACAAATTCCCAAGGAGCGGGCCATGTACTAGCATCATATATATCTGTGTGCATACTAGAGATTGGTGCCATCTTCCAAAAGTCTACAATTGCTTGTAGTCTTTCTATATATTCCATATCAGCTAAACTTTTACGAAACTGTCTCCACACACTCAGCCGTTGTTTAGGCGAACTCTGCCAAAATTCATTCATTATATTACCTTACGAATTTTGAGTAGAGATTTGTGTGTAATCGAAATTTAATTGTGTTGTGGTAGCTGTCTTAAAGTTTAACGTAAATGTAGTGCCGCTGTTTGATATTGAAAATTCAACATCATCTAATTCACTGTCGCCAATATAACTATCTTCAATGTGACTAACTGTGCTACCCATAATAAGTATATTTAATGTACCTTTACGTACTTTATCCAATACGCTAGACACCAATTTAAATAGTGTGTAGTCTATAGTTATTGAATTCTTAACAGTACTTTCAAAGTCTATACCTGTTGTTTCAACTGCACCGCCACTGTTGGTAAATGCAGTAGAATATAATTTGTTGCTGCCCGCTGATTCACCAGCGTAAGACATTATTTCTTTATTGTATTGTAATGTGTATGTGTCAGCCGCTACTGATGCTCTGCTGAGTCCATGATTGAAAACAAGTACTGAATCATTTATTGTAACGCTTGATGCTGGAATAGCTGCGGCTGTAGTATCAGCTACACTATCGTATACAACAATAGAAAATTCACTTATAGCATCTAGATCTAGTTCTTTGACAACACCAACTTCTTTAACACTAAATTTTACTGTTGCTGTAGTAGTACTTGTACCAACTTGATCTCCAGCTACAATAATTGGTTCTTGTCCTAGGAAAAGTCGTTGTTCATCTTTTGCAAGCATAAATTCGCCCGCAGCTAATACCGGCAAATTTGACAATATGTCTTTTTTAATTATAATCTGTGATACTTTAGTTGTTGCCATCTGATAATTCCTCGTTTTCTATATACTGTATTTATGAAGACATGCCATAAAACTTCTCTAAACGCTTGGCCCACTGTGTAGCCCAATACGGAAATTCTTCAGCAGCTGATTCAAACAGTTGCCATTCGCAATCTCCACTGCACATAAAGATAGCAATGTTCTCAATTTTTGTTTCATACATCTCATTATGTGCTAGAGCGTAAGCAGCGCCTTGTAAGAAGTAATCGTCAATCCATTCACGCTTCTTTGGTTTATTAGTTTGTTTAAAGTCCATGATAGTTTGCTTACCTTTATACATGCCAACTAAGTCTGTTGTGCCTGCATATAGATTTGCTGCACATAACATAACTTCTGTACCCCAAATTTCATCAATATCATTCTCAATATTATCTACAACAACTTGTGCCATTGCTTTGGCTTGTCTATGTATTATATTATTTCCTGGATTGTATGTTTCGTATTCACCTAATGCCCAATGTTCTAATATATTGTGCATAACTGTTCCACGATTTGCCGCGGTTGTTGTAATACGTTGTGCTTCATCTTTACCAACACGTTTACGCCAATTTGCTAACGCTTGACGCTTTTCTGCTGGTTGTGTTGCACCTAGGATTGTTGTTACACTTGGAACTGGATCGCCATATGGATTCTCATACATGCGTTTGCCGTCAGCTTGTGTCTGTCGGTTAAGTTCTTTGTAATCGTACTTTTTAGTAATGTTTATCATAGTATAAGTATACTACTAATTACTTATAAAGTCAAGTGATTTAACTAGATATTTAGAGCTTTTTTTACTTTAGGATTTGCGAGGACATACTCATTAAGTAACAATAAATTAGCATCTGGGCCAAAATGAGTGTCATATTTACTTACGCACCAACGAGGTATTTTTTCACAATTGTCAAGTGGAAGAACATCTTGGTGCTGCTGATCATTGTGTCTTTTTAAAAAGAAGTTTTCTACTGGCATGTCCCACGTAGTAGAACTAGTTGGGAATTGTCGGGCTGCGTCCGGGCCCATGTCGGGTGATGCATGTGTGTAAGAGTTCCAATCCATTAAAAATAAATGGTCAAAGTTATATAACTTATCTATATTACCATACCACTTTAGTTCATAATCAAGTCGTGTTGCATGGTTAGTGTGCTGAACTTTCCAAAAATTAATGTTGCTGTTAAAGTACTTTTCTATATCTACAGTCTCACATGTGTTTTGTATTGTTGCTGGACCCCAACAAAAAAATGGACCACTGTTTACACTGCCCCATACTACATCCCACATTGGCGCTACTTCTTCCCAATTATCGTCTGAATAAATTACTTGGTAACCATGCATTCCTGATTCGTTGGCTTCAAATTGTAAGGCATATCTTCCCATGTATGTTCTATTTACGAACACAATATCAGCACCCCATATTTTAGCATCAAGTAAGTGCCATTGGTAATGGTCTATTCCTTGTCCGCCTCTAGAATAGTTTCTGTATTGGTGTTGTGGGTATTTTTTGTAAAATTGATATGTCCAGTTATTTTTCTCTTGACCAGGAACATTATGTGCAGAAAAATGACTACACCCTATAAAGGCTATCTTTAAAGATGAAGTTGACATTTATGTGATCCTATAATACTTTGGGTCGTCTCGCAAAATTGTCTCAGTGTGATAGGAATGATCTACTACAATGGGGTGTTCGCGCATTTGTGTTTCGGTGTCTGTGTCTCCCCATTTTTCTTGTGGATACCCGGCGCCAACTATTAGGTTTGCTGTTCCAAGATTAACTGTACGTCCGGTCCATTTCTGCATTAGTTCTGTAACTGGTTCGTTTTCAAAGCATAAACAATTACCTGTATGCAACCCTTGTCTATTTGCTTCAAATACTAACATACCCATAGCAGTTCCAACGGCAAAATGACCGTTTTGTCTACTTTCGGCAGCCTTGTCATTGTCAGTTGGATTCCACATTTCTTCTTTTGGATACTCTGGAGTTGGTTCGCATCGCATGAATACAAATAAAACTGGTGCTAATACTTGTGCATTACCAATAAAAGTAGTTGGTGTTCCATCTTTGTTTTTTCTTGCTGTTGAGTCTAATCTTGCTTGTTCGTCTGGTCTTGCAGTGTGGGGATTCCAAATTTCTTTACACTTGGCTGGATCTGTAATAGCATACACATCAAAGTAGCGGCGGCCTTGTTTATATGGTCCGCCACATGTAATTTTTAATAGGTGATCTATTAATTCATCTGGTACTGGTTTGTCGCTATAGTTACGAGCGCATATTTTAGAACGGTTCGCAGCATCAATTGATGCTTGTAAATCTTTCATTGATTATACGTCTGCTCTTACTTGCTCCGAGCGTGACGCACCACTTGTTTCAACTTCGTCAATCGCTGCCATTTCTGCTAAGTATGCATCGCATGTTGCTGAATCAGAAAACATAATTACTTGAGTAAATGTGTCTGGTTCGCCATCTTCTGCATTGACAAGGTCTAGTACTTGAACACCTGTAATTCTGTCATCGGCAACATATGCCTGATGTATTGCCATAGCTTCGGCGCTTATTATACTGTCATCACCAATTTTACCTGATGTTCTGTCTACTAGTTCTGTTGATACTTTATGTGTTAACGTGTGTGCCATGTGGTATTCTCCTGTTATGTTACCAATATACGTGCCATCTGAAAGTCTTTCCAGTAGCAGAATTTGTTAGTCTGTTTAGTTTGTAACCTAGGTTACCAAAATATTTAATTACTGTGTTCATTTGATTGTCTAACGCTCTGTCTGTTAGAGCTCCTTGCCATGAACTGAAATACGTTGTGCTAGTAGGTGTAGGTGGTACATATATACCATCTGTAAACCCTAACCCTGTATTTGCTGTTCCTGTACCAATTTCATACGACCAAGTTGTTGATGCGCTAAGAACAATGGTTAACACTAGGTATCCAGCATCTTTAGTTGCAGTAACACCTGTTACTGCTGCATCATTAATATCCGCAACAATAGCATTTAAGTTCGTACCTGACGTTCCTAGTGTAATTGTAGTTGAATTAATAATTAACGTCTGCCCTACTGTAACTGTTGGTGCATTTACAGTACCAATTTTTGTTGTACTAGGTGTACACTCAGTCATTGTAGTAGCATCTGCAACATATGTTTCATAAACGCCTGTTGCACTTGTAGTTATAATAGCTTTCATAATCGCAGTACATTCGTTGAAAACAACCATGTCTTGCGAACTTTTGGCTCTAGCTTGTGCTGCGTTTAATCCTATATTCATTTGCTCATCTCTTTATCTACTTTTTTCTTAGCCAGTTTGGAAACTGTATTATCCTGTGTTTTCTTATCAGGTGCGTCAACACTATCTTTGTTGAAAAACACTACATCATCCTTAACAGTATTTACAATGGGGATACTGTCAAGTAGTTGTTTAAGTTCCTGTCCATCAACATGCATGTTTTGTGCATCTAACGTTTTTTCTAATGTTTCCAACGATAACGAAGTCGCTCCTTCTGCAGTCATTACTGACAATAAATCTATCAGAGTATGCTTTATTAAATCGTTGTATCTCATTCTTACTTCTTCTTTAACTGTGCAAATGCTTGCTTGAGAATAGCTGGAGAAACTTTGCCTTCTGCTTGTGCTTCTTTAATAGTACGCACTGCTGATAAGTAAGCATCTTCTTTCATCTCACGTCCGTCAATGTCTGAATCAACGTCTGCTGCATCAGCTCCGCCAAAATCATCGTCCATTGCTGGCTCGTCCATTGGAGCGTCAACTCCCATGCCAAAATCGCCTTCTGGTTCAACAGCCATATCCATGTCTGTTTGCTCAGGTGCCATTCCTTGTGCTGTTAGTACTGCATTTCCAACTTGCTCGTTTGCAGATTTAACTGCATCTAACGCCGCGCCAATTGCTGATTCTGCACTTGAATTAAATGCGTCTGCTTCTGCTGTACCTACTTGTTCTTTCATTGCATTATGAATACTCATTAAGTCTTCAACTTGCATACTTGCTAAGTTTTCAGCCATTTTTTGTAAATCATCTGCCATTTGTTTAGCGGCTAGTAGTACTTCAGCTTGATCTAAATCAGCTGATTCTTCTAGCTTCTTTTTCTCTATTGCCATGTCCATTCCTTCCGCAATTAATAGTAGCTTTTGAAAGTCTTTGTTACTAACGTCTTGACCGTTTTCTCTTAAACTTGTAATTTTTTTCTGTGTAGATTCTTTAATTTTTTCTAGTTTTGTACTAGGTGCATTAAAGTCTAACTTTAGACTAAACACGTCATCAAGCACTCGCTTGAGAGTTGATAGTTTGTTTTCTTTCAATTGTTGTAATTCCATTTTGAAACCCCATTTTTCTGTTATATTGTATTTATGCTTAGAGCAGTGATTTGATCTGTTTTTTGATAGTTTGTAACTTATGTATTGCATTTCCTTGCTTTGCAACATATACATCAGTCCGAAAACTTTCAGTTAATGTCATTGACTTGTGTTTGTACATAGCTGCTTCTGTTAAGTAAGCCGCATAACGGTCATCAAGTTGAACAATCTTTTCAATTTTTGTATCACCTTTTGCAAACATTAAGTTCTTTACAATACCCATTGCACTTTCAAAAAGTGCTAATTCTTTATGTAGTATTGTACCAGTTGAATCTTCGATGTTATAAAACTTTTTGTTTACTCCATCAATTACTTTTCTTTCTACTAGCTGGATTTTATAATTTCCGTCTATTTCAATTGAATCAGCAACACGATTTCTAATTGCGCCTGCTGTTATTAAAGAAGTGTCATATTCTGCTTCCATGGCTACTTCAGATGCTGCTGTTTTTGTAGCGGCTTCTAGTTTAGCTAGAATATCGTACATACCTTTTGCATTTTTAGAAACATTTGCAGTATGTACTATAGGTGTTGTAGCTTCTGTTGATTCATTGACTTGTGTGTTATTATGATGTGTTTCGGCAGCTGCATTCAGCTTGTCCAAAATATCTTGCATTCCACGTACTTCTGGCGACGACATTACATACTCCTTGTTTTTGTGTAATAAACTTTTTTGCCTTCAACAACTTTTTTAACTAAGTTCTTGTTTACTAGGCTCTGCATAATATATGCATCTCGTTCTGAAAGGTCTACTTTATATACTGTTTCATTGCAAGACTCATATACCTTATGTTCTAATTTGTTTACAAATGTCGGGATGCCACCTGGAGCTAATACTGATCGCATTAACGTCTCCCAAATGCAAGTTGCTTTAATCTTTCAATTTCAGCTGCATTTTGGTTCGATTGGACATTCTGTTGTGCATTTTGTCCACGTTGTACATCATCTGGATTTGCTCCAGTCATTCTTGATGCGCCCTGTCCAGTTGCTTGTGGATTCCGGTTGCCTGGAACTGGTTTCTTTTCACTGTTGGTGGATTTGCGGCTAGCAATTAGTTGATTGTTGTTGAAATCACGTTGATTATTTTTGTCGTTTGTTGTTTGTGCTTTAATAGATGCAGCGGAAGGTAATTGTGTTCCTGCTGCTCCGTATGCTTCTTCTACCTGTGGTCCATCAATTTGCTCTAAGTAATTCCATAATGAATCTTCTTGAGCTAGTTCTCTTGGTGACAAATGATCACCTCTATCTCTTAGTTCGTCAAATACTGCAAGTTCAGTTCTTAATTCATCTGCATCCATTGCTCCTGGATGTTTACCATTTTGTGTCCATGGTGATCTGCTAGGATCTATTTCATTAATTTGTTCTTCGTTTGCTACTGGTGCATCGTAGTCTATATTTAATAATTCTGTTACGCCGTGTACATCCATAACTTTTAGCTTATCAATTAAGCTAAGTGTTTGTGTAAAGTTTAATTCTCTTAAAGAGGCTGACAATAGTTCTGGATCAGCTTTAATGCTTTGATTTTGTAAAAAATCAACTAGTGTATCTATTATGCTTCCATGTTCCATTATTTTCTCGCCTTGTTTAATTGTCGAATAATCTTACTTTGCGGATTTACTCGCTTTGTTCGTTGTGCTTTTTTCATCATTCGCGAGCCTTTAGCTGCTCGTGTTTTTCTTAAAACAAATCTCTTCTTTAAATCTATAGGTTTACTGCATTGCGCCGGAGATGCAACAACACGGCCTTTTCTAGGTCCTACTGTACATCTAAACTTAGTAGTAATACTCTTGCCTCTCCGAGCATAAACTACTTTAGCTTCTGTAACAACGTTACTGTATGATTCATTTAATAGCATTATAGTACCAGAGCCTGCATACCTTGCAAATTAAGTAGTAACAATACAATAGTACTTAGCAACCCTGCAATAACTGTTGCAGCAGCGCCTATTACTAATTTGTTACCAGATACCTTATCTGCTGTATTCTTGTCTGAAAGTGCTTTAATCTGATCACCGACGTCATCTACTTTATTTTCTAGTCTTGTAAATTTTTCTTCTAACACGCGATACCTCTCTGCACATAAGTCTACATGTGCTTCTAGGTTTTCACGCTCTAGTCTTGATTGTTGCATTGGCATAATCCGATCCACTTTTATTAATTACAATCTCTTAAAGAGCTGATTTCTAATTATATGCCTTCGTAGCATATAGTACTATTTATATGTTTTCACTAAAACTGAAGTAAGTATTGGTCTTCTCTTCACTATTAGTATTTATAATGTCGCCATCTATTGTTGCTGTTTCATCTAATTGGTCATGTATTGGTATAAGATTAAAATCTTGTAGCAATAATGCTGTAAAACTTCCATTATTGTACCATGCACGATCAGTATCAGAAACAAATTTTAATACCCATACAGTTTGATTACTAGTAAACCCTGTACCAAAGTTATAGGTTGCTGTATCCTGTGTTTCTAGCTTTATTATACTACTTATTATAGGTTGTGTTCTCAATCCTATAACTTGCATAAATGTATTTAAGTTCTGACTTTGATAAAACTTTTTCTCATTTATTTTTGGGCTAGATACGTTTGAATCAGTAATGTCTATTAGCGTGTATATTGTATAAAAAGATGTGTTTCCACCTATTACTTCAGACGGTCGTTGCGTTCCTGATGGATGCATTTTATAGCTCTGTCATTTTACCAGCTACGTAACCTGCTGTAAATGCTGCGGCTCCTCTTGCAATTCGTTTAGCAATTTTTCCTGCTTTAGATGCTCCAACAATAAGTCCATTATTCTTAGCAAACTTCATAAAAATAGGTCTCATATCGCTTCTATAAGCTGCTGTTTTATAATATCTATCAAGTTGTGTTGCAACTAGTGTACGTTGTCCTGTAGTTAGTTTACTCCAGTTTTGTGTTAAACGTCTAGCTGCTCTTAATTTAGGATCTTGTATATTTAATTGGCTTTCTAATCTATAGAAAAATGACTGTGCTTCACCATGCGACATTGAACCATTTTGTATTTTTCTTAGAAATCCTTTTATTTTTGTATTGTCAACTGTTATTTTCTTTAACAGTAACGTGTCTTTTGCACTATCTACTATTCCAGCTGGTTTATTTAATACAAACATTGTTTGGTATAAATCTGTTCCGCCTGGGCTGGCTGCTGAGAAACTACCTCTAGCAATTGTTGCTTTTGCATAGTTTTTTGCCATTGGGGCTGAATTATAATCTTGGCTTATTGCATATAAACTTAACATGCTAACAAACACATGATCAGCAACACTACGGATACCTTCTTGTTTAATCTGTGCTTTTGATTTAAACATACGAGCTTCACCTAGCGACTGCATAAACGGTAATCCAGTAGACTCTTCGCTCATTGTATGACCGCCTTCTATCTCTGCCCATTGCGTTGCTGTGTATTGTTTTTTTATATCACTCATTGTTTACTCTCTTTTAATTATTTTTTTCCATGTTTGAAGCTGTAAACCCTTGACGATTTACTAACTTAACATCTTTTCCTATTACATATCCTTCGCCACCTTTTTGCCCGCCTGTGCTTGCTTCAATGTCAGCTGGGTTTGCATCAAGTTGTGCTATAATATTATCTTTGATTGGCCCAATGCTACGCATAAATGCAAATATAGCATCTAATCCTTTTTGGTGTTGCTTTAAGTATTCTACAAGTCTGCCTTGTTTAGCACTACTAACTTTAGAACCATCTGCTGTTAACCATTGTACAAAGTTCTTACTACCAATTTTATTTGATGTTCTTGTTTTTGCTGTATGGTTCATATACATATATAAAATATCTGGAAAGTTCTTCATTTTAAGTTCTGCAGGCGGTGCTAATACTGCATCAATATCACTTCCTGCTGCGTTAACAAAGTTTTCAAGTTCTTTTAATTTAGCACTTTCAATGTCTGGAACTTCAGTTACAGTTTGTGGTGGCATTGCTAGCAATGGACCTGCTTGGAATCTAGTTGCATCTACTTTACTCTTATTACCTTCTAAGTCCATATGTGCGTGTAGCACAACACCTACTGTACTACTGGCAATTTTCTTACCAATATCGCTTGCAGGATTAACTGAATACTGTGTTGTGTTTGGAGTGAATACTAATTTACCATCACTTGCTTGTGGTGTTGTAAACCAAAGTAAATCACCATGTACATAACCTCTAAAGTCGCTTGGTGTTGCTTGTTCAAATGCAGGCCATGCTGCTTTCATTTGGTTAATAAAGCCGCCATATTCTTGTGGGTTCTTTTCGTAACCAGGACGATTCTTTAACATGTTCTCTAAGTTATCTGCTGATGTTGCTTTACCATCATATCCTTTAGCACCAAATCCACTTTTATCTGTAAGTATAAATTCACCGTTTTCATTACGACCAAAGATAACAGCTGGTGAGCCATCCCATTTAATAGTAGTATCGCCTGGGTTGCTTTCTAAACTGTGTAATGATGATATTGCTTTTTGAGCACCTGCTTTACCGTTCCAAAGAATTAAATCTTCTAAGTGCTGAATTCTAGCACTACCGGCTTTTTCCATTAATATATCTTTAATAAACATTATGCATCACCTTCTAATTCTGTAGGTACACCCATTGACTGGATTTGATGGTTGTTTTTAAATAGTTCAATTATTTTAGCAAAATCTTCTGCTGAATAGTTTTTCTTTGTTGCTGCTAGTAATGTTTCAAAGCTGTATAAATCGTCTGCGCTATCTAGTCCAAAATTCTTTGCAATTTGAGTTGGGTCTGTAAATGGTCCTTTAATACGTGTATCAAGGTTTGCTTTTGTATAACCTTCTCCGTTTGCCTTAGGCTTAGGTTCACGTTTAATCCACCACTGTCCATCTGCTGGGCTCCATATCCAACGCATTTGTTGTAATGGTCGTCCATGTTCGTTCTCTTCTTCGGATCTAGTTGATTGGTAAACACCTGCTATTGTTGCTAAGTAGATATTACGAAACGTTCCTTTGTAATTGCTAGAACGACCATCTGGACTCATGCTTTTTTCGTGTGGAGAATGGTAATAAGTTTTCATCCATTCTGTTTCACCTGGCATAAAGTCAATTTGTACTTTACCTGTACGCTTTAATCCGTCTTTAGTATTTTCTGCATTATAACCAACAATATCAATTACTGTCATAAACACACTAGACTTTTTTATTTCTTGTACCAGTGGTGACTTTTCTAGTTTCTCTGCAAATGCAGGCAATTCTTCTTTTGGAATATCAACTGCAATGTCTATGTCGCCACTAAATTCTTTTTTGCCTACTGATCCTAATACGTTATTTTTAAGTGGAATACCCAATGACTTTTCTAATGCATCTATTGTAGCATCAATCTCAGTATGGTGAATTGATCCAACACCTGGCATTGCTCCGCCTTCTGACAACTTTTTAGTGTTTACTTTATATAAGTTATCAGGCTGGATCTTGCGATGTTTTCTACTATCACGTGCTTTCCGTTTAACTGTACCTACAATATCTTTGATATTCATCTTTTATTCCTTAGATTCTTAATACCTCTATTAAAACGTTCAGGATCTCTATTTTTAATACTAAGCATTATTCTTTTTTGTATATCTTGGGCATCTTCGTCACTATAGTTTGCATCCACCATCTCTAGTACGTTCATAATTGCGCTAATGGCATTTGTGCCTCTGGACTCTAATATATTAATTCTGTCCTTAGAAGGTGCTAAACTATTAATCTCTTCTAATAAACTACGTGTTCTCTTTTTCATCAGCCCAAACTCCTAAACTGGATATTACTTGTATTTATCTAATTAAAAGTTATTTGTTGACTTTTTTCAACATACTACGCAGTCTATCCGTGGCAGCCGTGTCTTCAATTATACTTTCTTCTGCTATTGTTTTTTCTTGGTGTGTTACATTTGTGTTTCTTTTAATCTTATCTAGCATTGCACTAGGTTGAAATGTAGTTGAACCCTGCTCGTCTTCCGGCAAGTCTGTTATACGTAGTCCTGCAATATCAAATGCTAAGTCTACTTTTTGTCCAACGCCAGCACTACTACGTGTTTTCATAAATTGTATTTGATAACGTCCACGTTCTCGCATTGCTGTACTTGTAAAGATACCAATTACGTTATCTGCTGTTTGAATCTTACTAATACCACCTGCAATGTGCGAGTGGTCAAACTCTACTTCTTCAACTGCTGCCCTGTTTAACTGAGATGCTGTTGCAAACAATAAATCTTTTTCTACTGCAAAGTTACGCAATTCTTCTGATACAAATTTATCTTTAATAAACAAGTCACTTGGTGGAACTTTACGTTGTGCTGGCATCATTAAATCTAAATAATCAAGTAATACTGCATCTAATTTAATATTATGTTTTACTTCATACTCTTTCATAAAACTATTTACGTCATTAATTGTTATGCCATTTGGCATTTGCACAATTTGTAGGTTACCCGCTTTTTTACTAATTGCTCCTACTTTTAATCCAACATCTTCTGCGTTTTTAAATACTTCTTTTGTGTTATAGCCTGTTAACATACTATCAAGTCGCATACTACATAGTTCTTCACTAAGTTCCAAACTAATATACAATACATTCTTTCCATCTAATGCCCAGTTTAATGCTAAGTTTTGCAAGAACAAACTCTTACCACCACCTGACGGTGCAGCAAATATGTTTAATTCACCTCTGTTAAATCCGCCATAAAGTTTTTTATCTATTTCAGTCCAACCTGTACTTGTTCCGCCTCTTGTGTTGCGTACTTTTTCAATACGTTCTAATGGGTTTGCCCAATAGTCTATTCCTAGGTGTTTAGCAAGCCCAATACCTACTGCTTCTTTAATCATTAACTCTACTGCACCAAATTCACCTTGCTCAAGTAAATCTGTCGAACTTAAAATTGCTTTTTCTAATGCTTTGTGTTTACAGAATGTTTCGAACTCGTCAATGAACCAATCATCGTGTCTTGCATCTACATCAGTTAAATTTTGTAGCTCCATACCTGTTGTTGCTACAATTTGTTCACTTGTAGGTAATGCACCATAATCGTTTGCATGTGCTTGAATAAACTCTACTGTCTTACGTAGTTCTCTTGTAAAGAACTCTGGATCACATATACCATTTACACGAACAAACAAATCCTGATCATGTGCTAAAAACTCTACAAATAATTTCTGTAGTTCGTATGTATATTCTTTTTGTTCACTCATCTGCAATATTTCCTTCCAATAACTTGTATCTTAGTAGGATTACTTATAGCACTGTCTAGTATACTACGTACTGTAAATAATCTGCCGTATTTCATTAATGCATCACCTGCATCGTTACAATCATCCCATTCAGGAAATGCAACACTCCACCCGTGTTTAACTGCTGCATCTACCATCTTCATTCCTGCTTCGTCTGCATCTGGTAATACAATAATTTGTTTATTTAAACTTAAAATAACGTCTGCTTGTTCATCACTAATTGTGTTTGTTCCAGCACTGATTCCATCTGTTATTATAGCATCTAATGGGCCTTCTGTCAATATAACAATTTCTTTATCTGCGTGTTGTCTATCTAACCCATAAACAAAGTTTTTAGAAGGCTGTTGATTATAATACTTAGGCATACCGTCTGGTGGGGTGCCAATCCAACGTCCTGTGTATCCAACCACTTTGCCTTTATATTGAAATGGTATTACAAAACGCTTTGACATTCTAGCTGGTATTTTAGAAGGACTATACATTAGTCTAGGATCTGTTATATCAAATCCTCGTTCAGTTAAGTATTTTACTGCTTCTGTCCAATTAGTATCTGGAGTATGTTCCATAAAAGGCAGTGTGCCTTCTGGCAATGCTGTTTCTGCCCAATCAATTACTAGCTTTTTTCTACGTTCTTGTACTAACAATGTATGTGTAATATCAAGTTCACGCATAAGCTCTAATTGCATACGCTGAACTGATGCTTCATCTGCACCAAATTTTAGTAACAAGTCCTTTAGCCTATTATTAACTTTATTGCCTGGGCTCCATCCTGTTTTGTAATGACAGTTAAAACAATGATATTGAAACTTATCCTCATCGAAGTGGAATCCACCTCGTCCACGTGTGTCTGGGCGGGCTTGTCCATTAGTTATACACATAGGACAATTACCAGAGGTCCAGCCGCTAGGGCTAGGTTTCCAGTTCATCGGAATCAGATTTCTAACATAGTCAATCATTAAGCTCATGTGTATATACTACACTCTAATTATGACTTTGTCAAGTGTTCCTTGCGTTTGTGTGAATTTAGTTCTAAGATATTTAATATTTGTGCGGAATGTCCACGGATCGATGCCCGTGTAGCTGATATATGGGTAATGTTCATCTGTATATGTACCCAAGATAATATTGAACCAATCATTTTCTGTTGGGTTCTCTTCTAATGCACCTTGTATGTAAAAATTACCTGTGTAGTTGGTTGCGTATACTGCTAATGTAATCATACCATTAACTTTGTTGTATGCACCTGGTCCAGGTAAGTTACTACTGTAGTAGAATCCACTAGATAGTGTAAAGGATGTAGCAGTTGATGTAGTGAGCGGAATGTTTGCAGTTTGATCGCTTACTTCAACTGTATAGTTTGGTCTAAGATTTTGATCTACAAATAATGGAAGATTTAAACCTTGAGAATTTACATAGGTAAATACTAGGTCAAGGAAACCGTTTTGTATTGCAGATATTTCGCCAGAAGTCACAACAAACTTAACTTTGCCTTCGTCGAAGTCTACTATTTGACATTTCTTTGATACTATTTTTGCTTGGGTTTCTCTATTGGTTAAATTAGCCATAATAGTTTGCCCATGTAGCTGTATTGGTTTACGATCTATGTTTTTTATGTAAAAAATAAACTCATTATCTAAACCGGTAAATAGCTTTAGGAACCTATAGTTAACAGGAGAGTTTATTGTAGTGCCCGCTGAGGAAGCATAACTTCCTAAGCCTGTTTTAGCAGATGAGGCATCTATAGCGTATAAGTCGCCTGTTTGATTAATATTGTAAGTGGTTGCGTAATTTGACATTCATGTTCTCCTGTGTATGTATTTATGCAAATCACAAAAACCACCGGGAAAAAAATTAATAAATATATGTACAATGATTGAAAAATATAAAACACTGTTAAAAGAATTTCCTTTCCTTACTGTCATTGAATATGCTGGTAATGAATATCTGGGAATAATGCAGAACATAGACAACCACATAGCTACTATGTATGTCTACGATAGAATTGGAACAAATGAAGAGCGTCAGTCTTTTTTAAGATTAGGTGACGAATGGTGGTGGGAGACAAATAGAAAATTACCTATTAATATCGCACTACTAAATAGATGGCCGTTTAGCAAGACTAGTCAAAGTTTTAATATAAAACAAATGGAAGTTATTGCTGGACCTGAGGTGAGATTAAGTGATAGTATTACTAAACGTATTAAACGCCGTAATATTAGTCTTATTAAGAAGAACCTTTAACTAACATATTAAGCTGTAATACAATAGCCATTGCATAACTTATTGCGTGTGCTTTTTTAAAGTAATATGTACCATCTGTGGGCTTTTCCCAAACTGTTGAGAATACTGTATTCCAGTCTTTACCTAACAGACTACGTTTAGCTGGTCTAATAATTGCCAATACTGCTGCAAGCTGTTCTATCGTAGTAGGCTTCATCTTAGATACAATATTATAATGTGCATGTATGTGAAATAATTTTTCTACTATTTCTGCATGCTCCAATAAATCCCACATAGGTTCCATTTCAAGCAATTCATCCAATTGCTCATAACTTTCAACATCCTTGTAAAGACTTACGTTAAGTACATCTAGTTTAAAGTAACCTTTAGACTCTGCTTCTTTGTGATCTATTGTGCTTAACCCTGTAAATGGATCACTTGGCATTTCATGGAAGTATACACCAGTGTTGTGTTTCTTGCGTCTGCCATTATCGTTAATCATTGCAGGAGTATGTTTAATTAAGTTTAACAACTTAGTTCTATCTGCAACGTCAATGTCAATATCTGTATTTGCTATCATAAATGTGCCTCTTCCATTATTCCTTCAACCCACTTAAAATCTTCAGCATGTGTTTGTGTAACTCTTTGCCAATAATAAGGATCTATATAATCTGTAACCATCTGTATTTGTTCGCTTGTGAGCTTCTCTAATAGCCCTTGTGCTTGCGAACTTGCGTATATTATCCATGGGCTAATCCTACCACTACATATGTGAAATACAGCAAGATTTGGCGCTACTAGACGGAAGTATTCGTTCCAATCATTGTTAGTTTCGTTGCCCCATTCTCGCATAAACAATATAGTTCTTTCTATTGCTCTATCTGCACTTTCTGTTTTTAGTCTAGTCTTAATCCAAGCCGCAAAGTTTCTATCGCTTGTCCATCTATCTATTCTTACTTGATTCTTTAGTAACCAACGTGTGTATTCAGGAACATCATCTACCCGTAAGTCAATACAGTATTTTGCATACTTTACAAATGCTGTATAATATTGACTTGATGCAAAATCATCAAAACTTTTTTCACTTTTAGCGTTTGTTCCTATTCTATAAAACAGTTGATATGACCTATATGCTAGTTGCACTTCTTTGTCATCTTTACTCATGTATCTGCGCTTGCGTTCACACATATGAACTGCCATAGTGCTTTCACGTTTAAATGTGTTGTTACAATATTCGCATTTAAAGCCTACTGTCATTTAAGTTTACCAATTAGATCTTTTATTTCTTTATCTTTTAATCCGTATTCGTGTAATAGTGCTTTAATTTCATCTTTGCTACTGCTTAACATAATGTCTATTTCGTCATCATTTAAATGTGAGTAGTGTTCAGTTAGCCAGCTTTGTAATTTGTTTTTCTTTTGTGCTTTACCAGGTGCAATCCATCCATGGAATACTGTAGTACCTACTCCAACTAATTGTAACAACTGATACTGTAACTGTGGGTGCTTTCTAATTGCATTAAAATGCACGTTAACTGCTTCGTTAGTCCATTCTAAGTAATGTTCAGCGTAAGAATGTTGTGCATTACTTGTATAACGCATAAGCAACCATAGACCAAGTTTCTTCTTTTCTTCTTCAGTGAGACTATCGTACCATCCTCGATCTTTTTGATCGATTGATCTCATTTCTTCTTTAATGTTTAACTTGCTCATGTTCTTACTATACTACCAAAGTTCGCCAATGTCAAGTACCTCGGGCAATTTATTTGCATCTTTAACAAACAACACACATGGTGAATTTGGTTTGTCTGATAGTGGAACACATAGTAAGTGTCCATACTTTAACTTAGGTGCATACCATTTTACATCACTATAGATGTTAACAATTGATATATCTACATACTCTGGCTTAAATCCTGTAATTGGATTAAACGCAAATGCAGTAAAGCCTCTATCGTTTAGACTCATTAAACTCATAATTTCTGGGTCGCCTACTTCTGCATCACATATAACAATGTGCCAATCAAGTGGCATGCTAATAGTTACTTGTCCAAGTTGTAATATAGCAGCTGGTGCATAAAAACTTTCTAGGAACACAAGTGGGATAAAGTAATAGTCTATGTGAGCTGGATTTGTGTAATCAAGAATACCATATCTTAAGTCATCAATTGTTTCAGGTATATCATCCAGATCATATGTTTCGTTTTCTACAGTTAATATTTTCATTGTTTTCTCTCTTAACGCCAATCCGTCTTTTCAATTGTGAAAGGATAATTCGCTTCTTTATAAAATTTCTTACGTTCAGTAAGATGCTTTTTGCTAAACTTAGCTGTACTAGTTACATCCCAAATCTGAACAAAGTCCTTGTCTTCCGCCTTTCTTACTCCACGCCCAATTGACTGGATAACTCTAACAAACGACTTCCCAGGTTCAAGAAGTATCATGTTAAAGATACGTGGAATATTAATACCAACTGCTGCTACGCCATAGGTTGCGACAGTAATACTATTAGTTGCTTCATTAATTTCATCATACGCTTCTTTTCTGTCAGTGACTTTCATAGCACCTTTCACAAAAGTAACACCAGGTATATTTTCAGCAATAATCTCACCACTTGCAATCCTGTCAACTAATACAAGTGTATTACCCGATTCAGCAACTGTTTGAATAAACTTACTTAGATACTTCATACGTGCTTTGTCTGTTGTTAAATATTTTAATTCACTTTGGTAATCATTGTATATTGCTGTTTCTTTTAATTGAACTACGTTAACATGACAGTTACTTAATACGCCCATGTCTTGTAATTCACTTGCACTTAGTTTGTTTGTAACTTCACCAAGACATGCTTGTAAACTTGTTTTAGCATGTTCTTCTTTTGGTATAGTTCCTGTTAATCCCCAACGTAATGGAATATGTGCGAATTCCTTAGTGAGCATGTCTTTTAACACATCTGCTTTTGCTTGGTGAACCTCGTCAACAATAACACAAACAACACCATCTGAGAACTCTCGTAAACTCATATCGTCAACGCCATCTCTGAATCGTTTCTTAATACTGTTTAAACTTTGCCAAGTGCAAATTGTATGGGTTTTTCCTAATTGTTTTTTATCGCCAAAGTAAACTCCAACGTCTAGTCCTAAGTTGAGGTAATCATCATATGTTTGTCGTACCAAGTCTTTATTAGGTACAATTACAATTGATCTTCCATATTGCTCTACACGCTCAGATAGTGCTGCTGTGATTAATGTTTTACCTGCACCTGTTGCAATTTCTTGTAAGCATTGTGGTGTAGTTAAAAATTTATTAACAATAGTAATTTGATAATCTCTGAGTACAACTGGCTCACCGACCATCTGATGCTTTTCTGGCCAAACTTTATGTGCAAACGTAGATTCATCTACTGCACTAAATTCATATGATTCAGTTGATTCACGTTTATCGTCTACTGCAATAGAATAACCGTTATCCATAATAATAGGCAACAACCTATCAAGTAGATTAACATATGTTACTCCACCAACGCTAAAGAAGCTTACACATCCATCCCATCTACCTAACTTGTATGCTGGTACATGAAATGCGTAAGGCATAAAGAACTTTAATTCCTTTTCACATTTTTTGCGGGTGTTTAAATCGAGACCTTCGATTTTACAGTTTACTTCGTCTTTAATTACTATTGTACAGTTCATAGTACTACTATACTACATTTCAGGGTGTTTGTCAATTGCTTTCTAGGAAATGTTTTAGAAATAATAATGCAATCATTGTAACTGAGATAGAACTCAGTAATGATAACCAAAAGTTCCAATGATTTAATGTAATGACAAATAGTGGAAAGAAAACCAAACTAACTAAAACAAAGTAAATTGTTTCTTGTGCTAGTTGTTGGAATACTTTAAGATCCACTCCTGCATAATACATAAAGATAAGACTAACAACACTACCTAACGGTATGCCAAGTATTAGAGCGCCTAGTGTTGGGTTGCCACGTTGTGCCGCAGTAACGACACCAGCGATAACGATACCGCCTATAACTGCTTTGAGTATAAATTCCATAGTATTATTTATTCATTAAAAAAAGGCCCGTTAAGGACCTTTTGTTACCTTATGCTAAAGTTATTAACGTCGACGCATACATGTAACTTCTGCAGTACGCATCCACTTTGCACCCATTGACCTCTTAAGGTCTGCAAGTTTAGTTACCATACGCAAACTAATTTCACGCATCTTTTCTTTATTATCAACCATAAATTCCATTAGCTGACTGGTTTCTTCTGTAGTGAAGTTATATTCTTCAAGCATACCATCTGCAACAATCTGTCTGCAACGCAATACCTTTTCACGTGTAGTATCCATTGTAAGATCTAAATAGTGACAACGTGACATAATAGCCTCTAAGTGATCTTTAATCTTACCACGTACCTTATCAAATTTAAGGTTAGTAATAAAGATAACACTACCTTTAAATTCAAATGCATCTGGAATACCTTCTCGGCGTAACAATGCACTATCTGTATTCCAATTTAAAGTACGTTTTTTACTTGAGTCTAATGCTGCTTTAAGCAAGTTAAGACTTGTCTCATCATACAATACTGTATCACAATCATCTAACACAAGAACGCTGTTACGATCTGCATTATTATAAAGTACCTTATACAAACCAATTGCACTACTGGCACCTTTGATAACTTCAAAACGCATTCTATTACCAGCAAGTTTATCAAACAAACTGTTCTTTTCCAACACGGCTTCTACACCAAAACTTTTACCAACACCTGGAGGTCCTGTAACAACCATTCCACGTACAACACCGTCAATTGACGCTTGTGTCATATCATCTAGAATACTAAAACGTTCACGCATGCGTTCGATAATTTCTGCATCGGACTCATTTGGATTGTCTACTGCATCGTCGATAATCTCAATTATCTTTGTTGCCTTAGATGTCTTTCCACGTTTCTTAGCTACTAAATTTTGCATATTTAAAAACTCCTGTTTTCTAGTTTATATATTAATAATACAGTAAGATGTCTTACTTGTCAACCTTTATTTTAAGCTACTGCCTCAAACCCAAAGCCTGCAACAACTGATTTCTTACCTGTTTCATCAACAACAATATCACTAACGCTTACAGAACTCATTCTAGACAATCTCTCGATTTGTTCTTCCGGGCCCATGTTTCCTACACGGAATACACCTTCAAGTCCTTCTGCAACAATATTACTAACATGAGTATAATAGCCCAGATCAAATGCTTCTTTAGCAATTGCACCTGTGTCATTTTTTCTAAGGCTCATATCTAGTTTTAAAGATTGCTTGTGAACACTATCATGTCCGTCTGCATTAATTTTGTCTACTTCTGCGTCTGTAAAGTGGATTTGATAAAGTTTAAATTTTGACATTTTGTACCGCTCCTTTATTGTTTAATATAAGTATATTATACAGCAAGATGTCTTGGTTGTCAACCTGTTCAGCAAGAAATAAACCCTTATAACACAAGGGTTTAAAACTTTTTTTGAATTAATTTATTAAAGATATCTTAACTCTGTTAAAAAGAGTCTCTCTAGCGTCACTGTATTTGCTAATTTCCTGCTTATTTACTGTGCCACGTATGGATATTGTTTTACCCTCAATAATATCAGTTAAATCTGGCTGTTCTCTCCACCAAAACTTTACAATATCTCTTTTATCAGATACGGCTGTAATCATGTACACATCACTTGATTGTATAAACTTAACATCTAGCACATCTACATTAATATCTAGTCTTAGGCCTTTTTTACCTACATATTGACTGGTATGCTTTAGTGTGGACATACGGTCACCAAGTGCTTGACGTTTAGCATCAATGAGAATAGAGTTGGGAATGCTTGCAATGATACTTACATGGAAATTACTTACTTCGCCTTCGATTGCTTTAATAAGTCCATCTTCAAAGTTTGATAAATTACCACCAAGTTTTTTCATTAACAATTTACCATTAATGCGTTCAATCTCTTTAGTTGCAGAATCAATGTGTTTTTGTGCAACCTGGTACTTTTCAGCAGGAGATTTAAATGCTTGCATTTTTCTAAGAATACAAGTTTTGTTATCACTTATTTGCGTATACACTTGATTGTCTTCACTGTCAAACTCACCAGTTGGTTGGCTATATCCGTGTCCGCTTTTTATAAAACCTTGCTCGGCAAAAACTTCAAATGATATTGCTAGTACTTCTGGTGGCGTATATTGTGTTAACCACTTATGTTGTGCTTTTGTCATAACGGACTCCTTAATTGCCTAACTCTTACTTACAGTATAGAGTAAGAAGTCTTACTTGTCAACCTTTTATTTGCATTTAACCATAAAAAAAGGCTCGCATAAAGCAAGCCTTTATTATTTTAAGTTTTTATACTACAATGAAATATCTTCTAATCCTGCAGCACGTAGCTTAACTACATTATTAATTTGAAACCCTTTAGCTTCGAGTGCCTTGATTATACCAATATATTTGTTTCGTATTAGACTAAAATCATTAATTAAATATTGTAAGTCAACTACGTTTTGTTCACCATCTACATACTTTTCAGCATCACGTGAACTTAGTGCTTTATTGTAATTTTCTAAAAACTTACGAAATGTTTGACTACGTAGTTTACGCATTTCTGTATTTAGATGTTCCAATATTGCTTCTACTTCTTGTAGCTGATTAAACCTATGTTCAACTATACCCGGCATTTCTCTACTGTGTTTTTCGAGAACACCTTTCATGCCACATTCAAACTTTGCAGCATCAATTTCACGTTCATAGTAAGAGATAGCCGCAACTATCTCTCCCATGTTTTGTGAAACTTTACGATACCAGTTAGCCATCAGTCTTCATCTTCCCAATATTCTTCTGCATACTCATCATCGGAATCAAACTCATCATTATCACTAAAGTGATGTTCAATTGCTTTGTCAAGGTGTTCTTCATGTTCGCCTATTTCTGTAGCATTACGTTTAAGGTCAATTCCATAATCTCCTAACACAAAGATAAAATCTTGTGCAAAATCTTCTTTTACTTTAGAAGGAATATATTTAATTGCCTTATCGTATATCTGTAAAAATAACTCTAAATCGTTATCACTCAGATTCATTATTAGACTCCATTTGTTCGTTAACTGCATCGTCGATTAAATCTTCTTCAATTGCATCTGCGACATCGTCATCATACTCTCGCATAACAGTTTCTAATGCACCATCTTTATTTGCATTCCATGGCTTGCGGAACATTTTAATTATTTCGCCCGTTGTAGGACTAATGTATTCTAAACTGTTACCACTTTTCTTTAGTATGCCTTTGGCTTCAAAGAAATCAGTTAAGCCACTAAATGGACTCATCCCAGTTTCATATGGAATTTCAACTTGTACGCTTTCAAACGGTTTCGAGTAACGTGTTTTCATTACCTTACACGCAGCACGGATACCCCATACTTGTGATGTTTTGTTACCGTCTGCATCTACTTTAAGTTTTAGTT